CAAGGCTGCCGTCAGAGATCACGTGGATCGAATACAATCTGCGTGCCTGCCAAGTGCGATCCAACGAACTGATGGGCACGCCGATAGTGGACCCTCTCCAGATGCCGGAGCGCGAAGGCTGGCTGCTCGTGCGTCATCCCGGCGTCGAGACTGCTTTCTTGGCGCACGTCGTGTCACACGATGGCCAAGTAGACCACGGTGACGGGTTCGACACGTGGACGTTCCCTGTCGCGATGGCGTGGACCGCCGACATGGACAGCGTCATCCCGTGGCGCTCGATCCCGTTCGATACGGAGAAGGGTGCCATGCCGAGCGAGGTGTCGACCGGGCTGATGGGCTACAAGACCGACCGCGCCGGGTTCGTGTTCTCGCCGATGCTGGTGACGCCGAACGCGCCCAAGGTGGTGTCGAACCTCATGCAGGAATGGAGCGGCGTGCAGCGGCGCATGTGGGCACTGTTGTCCACGATCAACGACATCCCGGTCACGGCGACCACCGTTCGGCAGTCGAAGGGATTCGTCGCCAAGGGCAGCTACCGAAAGTTCATGGATCACACGACCTTAACGCTGACCGTGCCACAGAAGCAGTACACCAAGGTGATCCGCAAGGCGCTGGCGATTGCCCACCGTCGCGGCGGATCGGTGCGCGAGCACTGGCGTCTCGACTGGCGTCGCCCGCTCTCGGTCCTCTGCGAGCACGAATGGGGTGCCGACGAGAAGCACATGTTCTGCAATCTGTGCAAAGGTCGTAAGATTTGGGTTCACGAACACACGCGGGGTGACGTGACGCGCGGTTATGTGACACATGACTTCACCGTGACGCACGATACTGACAACAAAGGAGCAACTGGTGGCGTATGATGCAGTGAACGACACGAACGTGTTCGACGATGACGCACTGAACACCATCGTGGCCAAGCTGAACGAAGCGCAGGAAATCCTGACCAAGGAGATGCCGCTTCCAGACATGAGCATCGAAGAGTTCAACGTCACGCCACTGGGCAGAGCGATCTACTGCATCCAGACCGTGCTCGAACTCATCGTGGAAGACTGAACAGCCAACAAAGGAGCAACCCAATGGCTGACGTGGAAGAAGTAGAACGCCGGATCAATCAGGCTATCGCCGCGCCTATCGCGGTCAACATGGACATGGGCGGCGTCGCGCTGGAGACCATGGGACAGGTGATGGAGTTCGCCAAGCTGATGGCGGTCTCCGGCGCTGCCGTCCCGATGTACTTGCGCGGCAATCCCGGTGCCTGCCTCGCCATCTGCTCGCGTGCGCTGCGCTGGCGCATGGACCCGTTCGCGGTCGCCGAGAAGAGCTACATGGTCGTCAACAAGGGTGAGGAGCGGATCGCCTACGAGGCCCAGCTTGTGCACGCGGTGATCACCGCTCGCGCTCCGCTGAAGCAGCGGCTCCGCATCGACATCACCGGCGATGCCGACGAGCGCCGCTGCAAGGTGTCCGGCACGTTCAAGGGCGAGGACCGCCCGCACGAATACACCAGCCAGACGCTGGGCGTGATGTTGTCGAACCGGCCCAAGCGCCGCGACGGCAACGGCTACGGCGGCTCGCCGCTGTGGGACACGAACCCTGAAGTCCAGTTGAGCTATTCGACTGTGCGCCAGTGGTGCCGCCTGCACGCCTCTGAGGTGCTGCTTGGCGTCTACACACCCGATGAGCTTGAAGACGGCAGCACGGTCGACGTGACGCCGCCGCCGACGCCCATCGACAGCCTGAAGAAGCGTCTACAGGACGCGAAGAAGACGCACGTGGCCGACGGTCGCGGCTTCGACGCCGAGCATGTTTCACGTGAAGCCTCTGCCCGCTCGTCGATCATCGAAGGTGTCGCCAATCCCGTCGACGCCGAAAAGAAGGAAGTGAGCAATGTCGATGTTGAACGGCGCGGCGATGAGCCTGACGCTGAAGGAAGGAAGGATGCTGCTCCAGATCGAACCGACGATGCTGGAGACGCAGTCGGAGGCGAAGGAGTTCTCGCGGCTGGTCGAAGCCATGTCAACGAGCCTGCCGGAGAAGAAGCCGCGCGTGCGGAGGGATCGGGCGAAGAAGCCGGTGGCAAGGAAGCTGTCGCCGCGTCAGGCCGCGCGGTCAAACGGTGACCCTGCGCCAGCGCCAACCGCGTTTGAGGGATGAGGGCTACCTGAAATGGTTGCGCCAACAGCGTTGCGCGTGCGGCTGCTTTCGGGCACCGCCGTGCGACGCTGCGCACCTTCGAGCCGGATCGCTGGACTACGACAAAGCCTCACCGGGCATGGGCGCGAAGCCTGACGACCGGTGGGCGCTGCCCCTGAAGCACTTGCATCACATGGACCAACACCTGTCAGGCGATGAGCTTGGCTGGTGGGCCGCACGCGGGATCGCCGATCCGTTTGCGCTCTGCATCCAATACTATCGGCGGTATCACAAGGAGCGACTAAATGACTGAACGTGCACTTCACTTCGCCGACGCCGAGTTCGAGAAAGAGATCGGCGGTCTGGTCGACGAGGCCAAGTACGTTGGACGCGGCAAGGAGATCATCACCGGCCAGCACGCCAACGTGAACCCGCTGCCGTCGACGATCACGATGGTCAAGCAGGAGACGACCAAGCTCGACAAGCTGGCGACCGCCTCGGCGGAGGCCGCAATGGCCCAGTACGAAGCCGCAGCCAAAGCGGTCGAATCGATGGGCAAGGATGTGACCGACAGGATCACCAAGCTGCAAGCCGCGCTCGACGAATGCACCCGCGATCTCAAGCTGATCTCGGACGCGGCCAACGCGGTGCGTGACAAGGGCAAGGCCGTGCGTGAGGCCATCGAAGAGGCCAACTCGCTGTCGAAGGGGATACGCGACACCTGCGACGACTTCCGCAAGAAAGTCGCACTGGTCTAACGGGGGCGGGGGCGATGGCTGACCAACGGAAGCAGCAACTGATGGACATCTCGGTCGTCGTCCACGAGGCCCTGCGACGGCTGAAGGTAGGCGACACCGGGATCGTCTCGTGTGGGAAGTTCCCTGCGGAGGACGTGCGCCAGTACGTCGAGGCGTACGCCCTCCACAAGGACAAGTGGTTCGCGCTCACCTACGACCGGACCCTCAATTCGTGGAGGGCCGTGCGTGAGTTCGAGCCACCGTGGCGGGTGGTGAAGGACGATGACTTCGAAGAGGAATAAGCGGGCATGGCCGATGCCGGTGTACGGCGACAGGGTTCGAACAAGGGAGCAAGAAATGAAAGACCACAAACTTGGCGACCAGCCGATTGAGATGACGTTCGTCGAGGCGATGAACTCCATGGCTGCGGGCCTCGACAAAATCCTCAACGGCGAAGCCAAGGGCGCGGATCGCAAGAACGGCTTCGTGCTGCTCGTCTTCCCGTTCGGCGACAACAGCGGGCGCTGCAACTACATCTCGAACGGCGCTGACCGCAAAGACATCGTCAAGCTGTTCAAGGAGCAGATACGCCACTTCGAGCAGGACGAGGTGAAGCCGTGAGACACCACCGGCACGCTGGAACATTCGTCGGCGGGACGGATCGCGCCCGAACCAAGATCACGATCACCTTCGAGCAGCTTTACGGAATCCTGCTCAAGCGCGTCGATCACTTCGATCACAATCGTGATGACCCTGACGCTTTCTGCCAACAGGTTTGCTGCGAGGTCGAGAAGGCGATGGGGATTTACCCGAACATCAAAGGGCAGGCGCACGGGTCATGAGGTGGGACTACACCATCAGAGGATACGCTGGCGTCAACCACAAAAGCCCGTTCGGTGCCAAGGTGCTCGAAACCGTCCACAAAGGCGCAACAAGCCGCGACGTGGAGATCGCCGTCTATCGCAGCCGGATGGCACGCGGTGAAATCTCCCGCATCGAAGTGCTCGATCACGCCAACGCAAAAACAGAAACGATCTACCGATGAAGAAGCACATCCCGCTCATCCTCGAACAGAACCGAATCCTCGACGGCGACTACGGCAGCACCAGCGCCTTCGGCATGGCCGGTGCCTTCCGCATCCTCGGCCCGGCACCGAACTACACGGCGCTCGCGGTCATGTCGTCCGGCCCAGACAGCAAGACCGGCTGGGAGCACGTCAGCGTCTCGGCGCAAAAGCGCTGCCCGACGTGGGAGGAGATGTGCTTCGTGAAGGACATCTTCTGGTCCGAGCACGAGATGGTCGTCCAGTATCATCCACCAGCGAGTGAATACGTTAATTTCCATCCCGGCACGCTTCACCTGTGGAAGCACAGCACGATGGCGTTCCCGATGCCACCGAGCCTGCTCGTCGGACCAAAGGAGCGCATCGAATGAACCCGATATTGACGACCGTCGCCGCGCACGAGGCCAGCGTCGCCGCAGTGGAAGCAATCGGCACAGAGCTTGCCGGAGCGCCCCTGTCCGACCGGGAAAAGGTCGCGGCATTCATGGGCGCGGTGGTCACACTGATGCAGGCGGCAGCGAACGCACTGCACGATGAGACCGGCAAGCCGCAACGCGAGATCGTCGGCATGATGACGGCGGCAGCGCTGGAATACTTTCCAGAGAAGCCGGTGAAGGTCGAGGACATCCCCTCGCGCCCGGTGCCGTCCGGCAAATCGCCGTGGGGGTGGTGATGAGCGAGCAACCCGATCTATTCGGCGCTCGCGCCGCTCGTGACGAGGCGATGGAGCGCGTCGAGGACCACGCCGGGATCAACTGGAACAGGCGTGTGCACCGGATGGTCATCGGCCTGCCGATTGGCTGGCAAGGCACCTCTGAGGATATGCGCCTGCGCTTCGTGCGGGCCGGGCTGTCGGAGCCGCATCACCACAACGCGTGGGGGCCGGTGACCCTGTGGGCGGTCAAGGTCGGCCTGTTCGTCGAGGTCGGTCGAGAGAACATGAAGACCACCAAGAGCCACGCCCGCAACACGCCGATCTACCTACGGAGACGACCGCAATGAAGAGCCTGTGGAATCCGAACCGGTTCCTGCGCTCGATCAAGCAGTGGTACTGGGGCAATCCGCAGCCGGGCAAGGTGTTCAGCCGCCGCATGGTGGCACGCTGCTTCACCAGCACGAACAACGCCCGGCGCAAGGTGCACCCGCACAAGATCACCTTCCTTCGGAGTTGGCCGCAATGAGGTGGCTATCGCGAGCACTGTGCTGGCTGGGCTGTCACGACTGGCGCAACATGGATGGTTATTGCCGTGAGTGCGGCGCAAAGGACGACATGCAATGATGATCAATGAATGGCAGCATTTGGCAGATGAGATCGACCGGCTGAGCAGCGATCTGAAGGACAAGACCGTCAAGCTGGGTGTGGCCAACGACGTGATCGAGAAGCTGAAGGCTGAGAGGGACGTGTCGATGCTTGTCGCGGAGTGGAAGGCCGAAAATGCTGGTCTGCGGGTAGCATGGGAACAAGCTGTAGCCGAACGTGACGCTGCCAAGACCGAGATCGCGGCCAAGGACGCGGAGATAGAGCGGCTTCGCCAAGCCTATCGTGACGAGGCGCAGCTACGGATCACCGCTGAGCAGAACCACCGTGTGGCCGAGATCGATTGTGTACGCTTTAAGGCTCTCCTATTCGGTAGAACGGGGTGATGCTTAGGGCAGGGAAGCCCGCCAGCGAGCGTTAGGCATGCAAAAGGGCCATCCACACCGGACGGCCCTTCAAAGTCACCACAGCATGCCCGCAAGGCGGAGCAGCCACGTAATTCCCAGCGTCCAGATCACGATGCAGAGCAGCACCGCTGCAATCAGCATCAGCCAAGGGTTAGCTGGACGATCATCCAAGGGGCAGCCTGAACTCGGTGTTGCCGGTCACGCCAGCCAGCCAGACCACGAGGGCGATCAGGCAGATCAGGCCGACCACGATCTGGCCGAACTTCAGCACATTGCCATCGACCGCGATCTTGAACCAGTCGCGCACGATCCACAAAATGGCGTAGGCGATGAGCAGGATGATTGCGATGTGCAGCAACAGGTAGAGGAATGAGATGAGCAGGTTCATGTCAGTCTCCTTTCACCGCCGTTGTGCGTCTGGCGGAATCAGCCACTTCGGGAAGGGCTTCTGGTTGTCACGATACCACTGTCTGAAGACTTCCTTCTGTGCGTCTGTGTACTGGCGCTCGCCGGGCTTCGGTTCGTCCGGCGGCGTGTAGCCCGGTGCTTTCGGGTCGGTGTGGTTGGCTGGTGGATTCGCCGGGTCGTATTTGCCGGGATCGCGCGTCCAAGTTTCGTCGCCGTAGTAGGGCGTCGGGTACATGACGTTGCAGCGCGTGGTGAAGCCGACGCCGCGCGTGTAGTTGTGCTCCGCCTCGCTGATCAGATAGCGGCCATCGACGCCGTCGCGTGCGCCTCGAATGGTCACGAAGCTGCCGCCCATCGCCGTCGGCTCGCCGTTGAGCAGCACCCAGCCGGTGCCGCGCTTGCTCTGGCTGGTGGCCGACGTGCCGGTGTTGAGATTGTCGGCGGCGGCCTTGTCTGCCACTGGCATGACTGCGTGAGCGATGGCCTCGGTGCCGCTGAAGAAGACGTTGTCGCCGGGGATCGCCGCCATGATGACGTTCCACTTGCCCTCGTGCAGATCGAAGTAGCGTGACGCCGCCTGCGCGTACTGCGGTCGACCGACGAACGGCTTGATGCGCCAGCCGATCAGGTTGACGCCCCACACCGCTTCGACGTTCGGCTTGGTGTCGCCCATCGCGTTGGTGCTCTCGAACTTGCCGGAGAACGAAGCGATGTTGTTGTCGAGGCTGAAGACGCCGCCGAGTTCGCGGGCAATGCGCTCGCCCCACGCCATCGGCGATTCGTTGTTGATCGACCAGTGCTCCGCCATCCTTGCAGCCATCGTCGGCGACACCCGCACCACGACGCCGATCTTGGCGAACACCTCGGTCGCCACCTGCACGAACGGGATCGGGACGCCGGGCTTGTCATCCTTCTCCTTGCCCTCGCCCCACGTCTGGTTCTGGAGTTCCTTGCCCATGCCCTTGACGTTGGCGGCGGTCGCCTCGATCCACAGGCGTCGACCGCCGCCCTTGCGACCGAAACCGGATTCGACCGACGACACCTGACCGGAGAACACCTCGCGCAGGCCGGGTCCGCCCCATTTCATTTCGAGCGCCCGCTCCGGCTCCGTCATCGTCATCTCGCCCTGACCGAACGTGCTGTAGCGCCCGCTGTCAGGCACACGCGGACCCTCACCGGCCCAGCCGAGCGAGACGAACAGCGCGACGCCGTCAGGCGGTATCTGTAGCTGGCCGTCGCGGTCATCGAGTTCGAGATTGCACTTGCTGCTACTGCCCTCGGTGGTGCTGATCACCTGCACCGATAGCAGGTACGGGTTCAGCCTCGACGTGATGTCCTGCATGCCGTGCACGACGATCTTGCACGCTGCGTGTCGACGCGGACCCTGATGAGCGACCATCTCACGTTCCTTGTGTCATGGTGCCTTCAGGCGTCGTCCCCCACAGCACCACGCTGCTCTTCACCTGCGGCGCTCCGCTCATCACGTAGTAGTCGATGGGAATCCTGATCTGCGTGCCGACCGGCAGGAACGGCGAATAGCGATGGCACTTCGCGAGATGCGGGTTCAGGTCGAGCAGCTTCTCGATCATGCCCGGCGCACGGTTGCGGTAGCGCCGCCACAGGATCAGGTCGGCGGTGACGTAGTCGCTTGTGACAGTGACGAGATCAAATGATGAGATGCCCATCAGGCGCTGCCTCCCACGGCGTTGGCCGCGTACATCTGGATCGCGCCCTCCGCCGGATCGTTCGGGATCGGCACCCGCTGGAACTTGGCTTCGAATTCGATCTGTTGGCCGATGCCGTCCTGCGCGATCAGCGAGTGGCCGCGATTGAGTTCCTCGATCACGAACCAGCCGAAATGCCAGCCATCGCCACGGATCAGGATGTGCGCCTGACCGAGCCTGCGCATGTTGTCGATCAGGTCGAGATGCGAGAGGCCGCCCGACGACTGGTATTGCCCGGTGTGCTCTTGCAGGAGGCCGGTGTCGCGGTTGAGGCTGCCGCTGCCGTTCGACAGGCTGTCCTTGATCTTCCGCGCCCGCATCTGGCGAGCGAAGAAGTGCGGGAACACCTTGCCCTTCAGCGTGATGGTCTCGTCGCCCTCGCCGACCCACTCGCGGTACTGGGCCGCCCCGGCGATCTCCTTCTTCGCCCAGTCAGCGCCGGTCGCGTGCGACATCGAGTTGACGTTGAACGGGTAGACCTGAAATTGAATCGGTCCCCACTGGAACAGCACCCAGTTCGCCATCAACGACCCTCCACGATCACGAACTCGCCGGACCCGACCTTCTGCTTGACGAAGCAGTCCCAGTTTTCAGCCGGGCCGGTCATCGGCTTCCAGTCAAATGTCCGGCGGCGGTCGTCCTCACCGACGCTCGACGCAGCCTCGATGCGCTGGCATTCCTTGCGGCTGCCACGATAGAACTCCGCGAGCATCAGCCCGTCCGGCGACGTGATCTCATATGTGACGACCCATAATCTCATGCTGCACCTATGTCGGACGTGCTGTTGTGCATCGCCTCCCGCGTTGTGCTGTTGACGTGGCGCTCCCAGCTTGAGCGCACGAACCGCGCCTTGTTGTTCATCTCGGCGTCGTTGACGACCAGATTGACCTGAACCGGCTTGTTAATCTCGGTGACCTGATCCGTCGACGGCGCTGTTGCAGCCGGTGCCTCCGCAGCCGGTGCCGCTGGCGCTGCCTTCGCCGCTGCCCGCTTCTTGTTCGCCTCGATGGCACGAAGCTGCATCTCGCGAGCCTCGGCCACTTCTTCCGGCGACATCATGTCTTCGAGGCCGCGATTGACCGCGTCGACTTCCTCCTGCGACGATTCGGGCGAATAGACGCCAAGCCCCTCGCCGACCTTGCCGCCTTTGCCAGTGATGCCGACATGAACCTTGCCGGGATCGCTCATGTACCGGGTGCCGGTGCCGCCCGCGCCAGCCCGCGCCGATTCTTCGAGGAACGCGATGCGGCGCGGATCGTCCAGACCAAGCTCCTCGCCGGTCTCCGGATCGTAGAGCGAAATGTCGGCGGCCTCGCCCTCGTCGTGACGATGTGATCCGGTGTAGCCCGGTGCGCCTTCCATGCGCTGGCCACCCGATGTCACGACCGCCTTCACCCCGGCGGCCTCTGCGGCGTAGTCCAGCGCCATCCGTTGCTGTTCGGCGAGCTTGCCCCTGCGGGTGCGTGCGACCTCGCTCTGTGCCTCGACGACCTGACCCTTGCCAGCCACCGAGACATCACTGCCGCCGCCCTTGCCGCCACCGAGAAAGCCCTTGGCTCGCGCCACATGCCCGCTGCCCGGCGCGAACAGTTCACGCGCGTGCCGACGAACGTCGTAGCCGGGCCGATCAGATTTCCCCCAATGCTTCTCGCCGGGGCTGCCAGCGTTGATGGTCGAATAGAGCGCCGTGCGCTTCTCTTCGAGCGTCGCATCTGGATGCTCGTCGAGCCACTTCTTCAGGCCGCGATCCTTGAGGAATCGGCCAGCCGCTTCTGTCTGTTCGGCAACGGTCATCCCCTCGGTGATGCCGTACATCTTGCGCTCTTCTGGACCGAACTGGATCAAGCCCTGATAGTTGCCGCCGGTGCCGCCCCACTTGTCGGGGTCCATGGTGCCTGCGCTCTCGTACGACATCACCGTGGCGAGGTCTTCCGGTGTGTAGCCAAGCTCCTCGGCGAGCGCCGTAATGGCCGCCACGTCTTCTGTGGTGCCTGCCTTGCCACGCGGTTTGGTCGAGCCGCCACCGCCACCGCCGCGACCGCCGCCGCCATCGGAGGAGCCGCCGCCGTAGCCGGTGCCGCGACCGCCGGGTCCAGCGCCGCCGCCGCCAGTGTAGTAGCCACCGCCGCCACCGCCGTCACCGAAACCGCCACCGCTTGGGCTGTAGGACGCTTGCAGGTATTTCGCGTCGGCGCTGCCGCCGTAGGTGTCCTGCTCCAGCTTTGCGGCGACAGCCTGCGCCAGCGGCGCTGCACCTGTGCCCGGTTGTTGGCCGACGCCGATGGAAGCCTTCCACACGCGCATCTTGTCGGTGTCGGGCAGCGCCTCCGAGAACCGGATCAGCTTGACCGTGGCGTCCTGAAGCGCCTCGCTCTGCTTCCCGATCTCATAGCGCATCTTCTCGGCGGGATAGCCGAACCGCTCTGGACTGATCTGCGGCTCGTTGCGCCCGCTCTTCGGCGTCGTCTTGATGGCCGGTTCCTGACCGGTGAAGAATTCACCGGGCGTGCCCATACCCTGAAACGGCTTCGGCCCGGCATCAAGGTCGGTCTTCGGCGAGCCATCGTCGTTGAGGCCCTTGCTCCGGTTGTATTGCCGCCGGATGTAGCGTTCGGATTTTTCCCACGGCTGCACGGTCCCAAAGAATTCGCTTGGCCCGTACATGTTGCGCTTCAGCGTGTAGGCGAAGCCCTCGTAGTCGAACTCCCAGTCGGGCTTCTTCATCTCCTGACCGGTGAGGAACTTCCAGAACTCGGCGGCGCTCTGGAGATACATGACCAACTCCTGCACCGCCTTGGTGGATTCGGTAAAGACGGTCGTCGCGCCAGCGGCGTCGAGCAGCGCACCGAGCGATTGCGCGAGTTCGTCGATGGACACCATCAGCCTGTTGACTGCGGCTTCCGGCCCGGCAAGCACATTCTCGCCACGGTCGAGAGCGCCAAACGCTCCCTGCACGCCCCTGATGTCGTCGCCCATGGTTTCGAGCGACTTCTTCAGCTTGTCGAAGGCGGCGGTCGTCCGGATGCCGAGCGCCTGCATGATGGCGTACTGATCCTTGGCCTGCGACATCAGCCGCACCAGCCTGCCGAGCGGATCGTTCGATGCCCGCAGTTCCTGCTCCAGTTGCTTCGCCGTGCCAAAGCCGAGAGCGTCGGCCATCTGTTGGTCGCCAAGGCCTGAGAAGATGTTGTTCAGGACCATTGCTGCCCGCCCGGCGCTGCCGGTGGATTCCTTCACCGTGCCGAGAATGGCGACCAACCGCTGCGCCGCGTCGACGCCGCTGTAGCCCCAGTACGACATCATCTCGGTGAGCGATGAAAGCTGCGGGCCGACCTCGTTGAGGTTCAGGTTGAAGGCCGTCGCTCCGTGCGACATCGCCTCCATCACGGTCATCGCTTCGGAGGCCGGGATTTTGAAGTTGCGCATGATGTCGCCGAGCGCCCTGCCGAACGTGCCGAGATCGGCACCAGCGCCCTTGGCGACGACCGCCATCTTCGGGAAGATCGTCTCCATGTCGGAGAGCGACAGGTCCGCCGCCTCGCGCAATTCCTCGTAGCCTTGGAGCAGGATGTCGGTCGTCTGGCCGGTCTTGGCGGCGACCCTCTGAAGCGAATCGTGAAGCCCGTCGATCTCGCGGGTCGTCGCGCCGGTCTGGTTCTGCACCAGCCGCAACTGGGTATCCATCGCGGCGTAGCCCATGAAGCCGCGCCGGGCGAACTCCACCGCAGCGCCGACGCTCAGTGCTCCTGCCGCCATGCTGGCCAGACTACCGACGACGCTCCGCATCGGCGGCACCATGCCACCGAACGCTTCCGCGCCTTGCTGGCCGGTGTGAGCGAGGGTGTCGCCGAGCTTATCGTTTTCGGCCCGCGTCCTCGCGACTTGGGCCATGTGCTCGTTGTAGTCGATCCGCCGCATCTTCAGGCGGGCAGCCACCGACTGCTCTGCCCTCGGCAGGTGGCCGTACCCGGCGACCTTCTCGGCCCGGCTGATCTCCTTCTCCGCCCACTGAATCCGCCTGACGGCAGAATTCAGCCCCTTCGACGTGTCGTCGACGGCGGTAATTCGGAGTGTGGCTTCTTGGTCGGCCATCGGGTTTACGGCTCTTCGCTCATGTCGAATCCGGCTTCAGGCAATGGCTCGCCCGGCCCGGTGATCGGTCCCGGTGAGGCGAGCACGGTTCCTTCGTCGTACGGCTCCGCTGGCGGCGTCGGCGTTGCCGGTTCCGCCGGTGTCGCTTGTCCACGCTTCACTGGCACGCGCCCGTTGGCGATGTCGTCGCGCAAGTCCTGCGGCAGCATGTCGATGAAGGCCGACATGACGCGGTCGACATCCGGATAGCGCAGATCGCGGATGACCGCCTCGTCGACACCGGCAAGCTCCGTCAGCAACGCCAGCGAGGTCGGGAACTCGCCCTCACCCCAGCGCAGGGTGTCGCCGAATCGAAACGGCGACAGGACAATCTCGAAGATCGTCTTGCCGCCGTGCTCGAACGGGATGAACAGTTGGACCGTCCTCCCACCCAGCTTGTTGCTGACGACCGCCATCAGCGATGCACCCAGATCGCGATCACCTTCTCGCCCTTTTCGACGCGCTGATCGACGAAATCGATGTCAGCGATTGGCCCAGAGCCGTCGCGATCCGCCGCGACGACGCGCTTCTTCGGGTCCTGCGTTTGCAGTTCCTTGATCAGTTCCTCGACGGTCATCCGTTAATGCCGAGAATGCTGACCAGCCGCTCGTTGATGTCCCAGTCGCCGGTCTTGAACGTGGAGGTGAAGAAGTCCCACTTGTAGATGATGTCCTTGCTGTGGGAATTCGGATCAAGCTCCATCGTAAGCTCGTAGCTGGTGATCGACCTGATGCTGTATTCGTGCGCCATCAGGTTGCCCTTCGAGAACGCCGTCGGGTTGACGCGTCCCAAGCGGCCAGAGATGACCGCCGTCGCCTTCAGGGCGGCAGCCGACCGGCGGTCGCGGATCAGACCGTAGGCCGTGAATTTCTGGAACCACGAATCCTCGCGGGCGATGTACTTCATGATCGTCGGGTCCCAACCGGCGAGATTGAAGGTCGCTTCCAGCCTGTTGATGTGCGTCGGCACTTCGATGGCCACCGGTGCGCCAGCCGGTGCGTGGTCGACGTAGTTCTCTTCCATCGCCGGGAGCTTGAGTTCCTGCAACACGAGGTGGGTGCTCGCGCCGGGATGCTTCTTGCCGTCGGAAGCCAGATCGCCGCAGATCAGGTTCGCGCTCTCCATGATGTAGATTGTGGTTGCGGGTTTTTCAGCCATTTACGTAATCCTTTCAGTGGCAGGTGAGTGCTGGGCGGGCGCTTACAGTCGCCCCGACAGTTTGACGCTCGTCAGTTCGAGCGGACCAGCATCCCGGTTACGACGTTGCGAGCGAAAGCTGCGAGGCCAGATCGGCCACCATCGCATCGAGCGCCTCGCGGTAGCGCGAGGATTCGATGGTGATGTGCTTCAGGACCGGCGGCTCTTCCGCCTTGAAGCCCACAGTCAGGTGACCGAGCCTGATCTGCTCCGGCGTGTTGCCTTCAGTCTGGAAGTTGACCTGATAACCGAGAATGTGGTTGTCGGCCTGAAGGTCACGAAGGAAGAAGCCCATCGTGTTGATGATCGCCTGCACCGTGTGGCCGATGATGTTGTAGCGGCCAAGGTAGAAGCGCAGCGAGCGCAGCATGCCGAGATGGATGTAATCGCGGCCACGCATGACGTTGTACATCTGCCAGAGCGGGTCCTCGCCAGCATTGTCGGTCGAGATCATCACGAAGCCGCCGGAGGCGATGGCAAAGTCCCCACCAACCTCGCCGCGCACCAGCACGCCGATGTTGGCCGAGAGCAGTTCCTGCGCCTCGTTCGCGGAATCGGTCAGGTTGAAACCGATGTCGCGGTTCGGAGACACGATGCCCTGCACCGCCTGATTGGCCGCGCTGTGGAACGGCGCACCCGTCTGGAAGTCGCGCCGGACCAGAATGCCAGCCATGCGCGATGCCAGCGGACGAACCACGATGGCAGAAGTCACCGGGTCCATCACCCGGCAGCCGCCGGAGATCGGGATCAGGCGATGGCTCTGCATCGTCTCGCGCCAGTCGATGTCGTTCTGCATCGAGGAGCCTGCGCTCTCGACGATCATC